CGAAGGTAGCGCGGTGTTCCCTTTGAACGACATGGAGCTTTCCGTCTCCGCCCGCCACTCTTCTGGGCGCAGGATGGACCCCGAATCCCGCAAATGACGCATCGCCATACTCACCGTATCGACCAAATCGTCGTGTTTACCCTTGGGGAACTGCCCGACTTGGGTAATTACCATCTCCGCCCACTGCTTGATTGGCGCGTAAACCAACCCTTCAGCGAATAAATGCTGTACGGAATAAAGCCTTGCGAGCTTATCTTGAGATTTTGGGTCAAACATATGGACCCCAAACTTCTCATACCCGTACATCCGGCGGATTTCTTGGGCGACAGAGTGACCGGCGGCTTTGTTTTCGATGAGAAGCTGGTCAACCTTCATGTCACGACAGGTTTGGGCGACTTTTGACACCAGATCGTGCAGCTCATAGCGGCCCTGCCAAGCGTACATGAGCATGACACGGGGGGCTACCTCGGTGTAGGACCGGGCATATTCGACCATGCCACCGTGCCTGCCACCGGCATGGGTGGGGGCTTGGACAGAAACGCCGCTAGAGAACACGCCCCATATGGTCATGGCGGAGGGGTCGTTCTCAGTCTTGGTAGTGTAGGCGGTGTCAAGCGTTGCTATGATCAAGTCCATGTTGGGATAGTTGGCAGATTCCCATGGCTGCCACCATTCGCGCTTGATGATACCGCCGCCTTTGGGTTCCGGGCGCTGTTGGAGCTGACCGGCTGCCGCCCACGGGCCAAGCTGCTTCTCAAGGATGGTGACTTCCTGCTCGCCGAAGCGGTCGGGCCAGAGAAGGGTATCTTCGCGCTCGTCCAGTTCGATCTGGGCTTCTGGGCTGACGGGCATCCGTTCACCGTCCGGGGCAACCTCGATGAGGGAATCACCGTTTTCGTCCAAACCACGGGGGTCCTCCCAACCTATGGAGGTAACGGAGTGTCGCCGCCATTCGTAGCGCATGGGCAGACAAAGGTGGGTCCACTCTCCAATGTCTTTGGACAGGATGTGCCCGGTTAGGTCCTCTTCCGACAGTCTCTGCTGAATAACGACAAACGCGCCAGACTTGGGGTCGTTGAGGCGGGTAGAGAGCGCAGAGTCCCACCAGTCGATAGTTGTGGCGATGGTAGCTTCTGAGAATGCTTCTTGGGCCGCATTGGGGTCATCGACGACAATGATCGAACCACCCTCCCCGGTAAGTGCTGATCCCACGGAGGTAGAGAGACGCGAGCCATTTTTGTCATTGTCAAACCTCGTCTTGGTGTTTTGGTCTGAGGTTAGCTTGTACCTGTCACCCCATAGGGCTTGATACCAAGGGCTTTCGATGAGGCGGCGGCATTTGACGCTATCACGCAGGGCAAGCTGCTGGGCGTAGGACGCATGGAGGAACTGAACGCCCGGCCCGGAGGTGTGGGAGATGTGTGGCTGGGTCCATGTCCAAGCGGGGAATGCTACGGACGTGATCGAGCTTTTGCCCATGCGAGGCGGGATGTTGATAATCAGGCGGCGAATGTCTCCATCGACAACTGCTTGAAGATGCTCAGCAATTGCTTCAATGGGCCACCCTTCTGTGAAGTTGGAGGCATCCATGAACTTCCATGAGTGCTTCAAGAATGTGTAGAGGCTATCTTCGCAGTCAGCGCGGTCAAGTTCCTGTAATTGCTTCTCAATATCAATCTGTTTACCGTCAAGCTCAAGAAACGTCATTTGGGATACTCCGGGATTTTCATCCAGTGAGTTGGCTGAACCTTGTCGAAGTTGTCAAACCAGCCAGCCGTACCATCGTATTCTTCGCCTACCCAGCGCACGACTGCGGCAAATTCCTTATACCATTCCAGTTGGTGCGTTGGCACGTAGGCTAGGATTATGGTTCCGTCTTGGGGTGCGGTAGCTATCGGCTCCCATGGGGAGTTCTCGATAGTACGCGCCATGTGGGTCAGGACCCGGTGAAGGGCCTGCTCATCTTCTTCCGACAGTTCCAGTGGTTGTCTTGTCCGCAGCATATCAGCACCCCCTTGCAGGAATAATATAGCCCATACTGGATAATTATGCTACCAAGATTGCAGCGGGCAACCGCTACAGCAGCAACAGGAGAAGCATATGTTTACGATCAAACACATCGACAAGCACAACACGCATCAACTCATTGAGGCTGAGACCGTCTGGTATCAGGACAATTCTGAGGATGTTGCCGGGACTAGCACCCCAATAAAGCGGGTACTGCATTACACTACCGGGCCATTGGTCCACGGCGGTCGCCTTATTCGCACATTAGACTTTGGCATGGCCTATGTGATGAACTACAATGGCAGAACTGTTGCGGATTACGATTTAGGTAGCGAATAACGCGCCAGTATGGTACTATGAGAATGCAGGGAGTGGTTCGGGCAAGCTCCAGCTTCCTGTTAGGGGCCGGTCTCATTGCGTAGACTGGCCCCTACCAAAGTTAGCCAAGCGCCTAACTAGGTCTAACAGCGTTTCACGTGAAACACCCCGCCACACCTCTGGCGCGTCAAAACAATCAAATCTCTCATAACCCACTAACCTCCTTATAGGGGAGGTAAGCCATAACCCTATGCTGGGGTAGGTAGTACCCTCGCACTGTATATAGAGGGACCCATACAGGGGGACCCATGTTTCACGTGAAACATTGCGATGGGACCTAAGCTTGGCAATATGTTTGGGGGGATTTTTTTGGGAAAATTTTTGGGGGGGGTATAGAGAATTTTTTATGGGTGGTAATTTTGAGAGGGGGGCAGGGAACCTAAACTGCCGGGGGGCCTTTTCCCTGCGGCCCTATAGGGGTCGGTGGTGGCCGGGACCCTCTGCCAAAGCTAAGGTCCAGCAAAATGCTTAGGCTTCTAAGTATGCCCGCCATGCTTAGGCATCTAAGCATTGTGGCAAGGTTGATTGACTCAAGCAACTATTGCCCAGCATGAACACTGCCTTGCCTGCCAAAGTTGATTGATGCAATCAAGTGTAGCGTCACGCCATGCCAGCCCTGCCAGCCATGCCCCATCGCAGCCAAGGCGCAGCACAAGCTGCCAGATACTTAGCACCCTAAGCATTGCCAGCACTATGACAGATTGACAGAAAGCCTATTTAGGATTGCAGCCCTAGAGTTTTGCTTTGCCGTGGCAAGGCGCGTTCTCTTTACGTTCATGGCGCGTTCTAGGAAAACGTGCCAATGATAGGAACAGAACAAAACTAGGGTGAATGTCGAACATTGTTTTTTAGGTATCCAGACAACCCCCAGAGCTAGACCCCACTCAGCGGGCTTCCTAGCCGCTTCTAGAGCCTATCCTGTTTTGCCCTGCCTTTGCTTAAGCGTTGCTATTGTCATTGTCGATGACAGTCGGTTGCGAGGCAGACGTTAACAGGGCTCTGAGTTGCTGGCGCTGGCCTGCATCCAGATCATGCCCGCTAATTGTCAAGCTATTGTTATTGACAGTGACAGTCGGTATCTCTTTTTGTTTGTCTGCGTACTTACTTGGCCTTAGCCTTTCGGCATATCGCCAGAGCGAGTCCGTCAATAGCTTGGCAGATGCTACCATCGCGCTATCAACTGTAGGTTGCCCCTTGGCTGCCCCTTCCATTGCCAGAGCGTATAGCTGCCTTGGCACGTCTAGGGCCTCAGACCATGTGTGATCTGCCAGCATGAGTTGTGCGCGGGCGAGGCTTTCACGGCAATAAAGGGCTTCCTCAGCATCTCCCCCCCCCATGCTGTGTCCAATCCCAGAACGTACTAGCCGACAATCCCTCAGCCTCTAAAGCAGCCACCTGTGTCTTGCCTGTAGCCATATGGCCTAAGACCCTATTGAACCGTTCTCTACTATATGTGTGTTTCCTGCCCCTTGTTTCCCTCTTAGCTATTTTGGCATTTAGAGTAGGTAAATGCTCTGTTAAAGCTTGGTTCATTTGCTGGCCTGTGAATCGGGGCATACGCAGGGTTTCTAGCTTGATTGACGCGCCAGTGTCATTGTCCTGCTTTGACTTCTGCCTGCCAGCCATAATTGCCCCCAGCTATGCCCTTGGAATTGCTACATAATAGCACAAAGCCCAAGCCCCGTTATGACAGATTGACAGTGTCTTATAAATATGCCACATATTTCGCACGGGGCCTTATGTCTCGTTTATAGCTAAGCTAATGTAAAGGACTGATACCATGGCTAACACACGCTACACCTATGACGCACAAGGCAAATCTGCCCTTCGCTCTGCCATTACCTCACACAGCGGCTGGCCTGCCCTGAAAGCCCAGCACGATTTAAGCAGCGCAACCCTCACAACAGAATTAATGGAATCTCTGGCAGCCATGCTTGGAATTGACTGCGCCCAATTCGGAAAAGAGAAATCCACATATGGAGTCAGTGCTATGCGATATGGGAATTATTCAGGCCAGCCTAAGCCTAAGACTGTGAGCCCCGATATCATCACAGAACTCAAAACCCGCTCTGAGGCTGTGTGGGAATTTATCGCCTTGGCAGACCGTGAGCGTTTCGCAGAAATCTATAATACAATCACGATGAAACAATCAGGCTGGGCAACCGAAAAGCAGCGAGGCAGCCTGTTGAACATTATCGTCAAGGCTGAGGCTGTACGCTCTGGCGCGTTGCCAGTGACAATTGAGCCCATGTCTGCCTCTGGCGCGTCTGTCACGTCTGCCCCCATGTCTGCCGCTGCCCCTGTTTTCAATTCTGCCTCAGACCCCATTCAGGCAGCCATGGCTGTCTTGCAGGGCGCGTTGCAACAGGCCCAGCAGCCCCAGCCCGTTGCTATTGATGATGACCACATCATTGCTCTGATCAAGCAGCACGCTGGAACCCCCGCAACCGTTAACATCAACCTACAGACCCCAGCCGGTATTCAGGTTGCCAGTGACACGCTCATGCATTGGAAAATGCCGCTCTTAATCTCAGCAATTCAGGCAGACGTTAACTTGATGCTAGTCGGGGGGGCTGGCACAGGCAAAACACCTGCTGTGAAGCTAGCAGCCGAATTGCTTAACCTAGACTTTAAATTCACTGGCGCTGTGGACTCGCCTTACAAGTTGACAGGCTTCACAGACGCACAGGGCAAGGTAGTGCGC